CGAATACCGTGTCGTCCAACACGATGGGAGCATAACGCGTTTCCTGGAAACCAAGATCAACAGTGTTGAACTCCGTATCTACTCTACGCGCAATCCTAATAACTTCCACATACCTGTCGATCGGGTCTCCAATACCATTAGGCGTGAAAGTTACCTCGCAAATGTCACCAATTTCTAAACCGAAAATCTGATCCTGTTCGGCGGTTGACAGTTTCGCCAAAGACAGTTGCAAGCCCTCGAACCGGTATTCCGGCTGAGAATACAAAGAAGCGTAACTTAAGGCGATCGGGGTCAAGTCGGCGTCGTTAGCGAGGTGCATGTTGTCAATGGTCAAGTCGCGTCTACCGTAAGAGCTTACAGAAGCGTTATCTACGGCAAGCGCAGCACCACCACCCTTACGGGTCAAGTGGATAGAGTTGTAAAGCAACTCGGACCCGTAAACGACTTGCACGCTCTCAAACGCGATACCGCCACTTCCGAACGACACAATCGAATCAGATGTTGGCGCTTTCCTGCGATCCCTGAAACCAACCTTGCCATCCTTCGTCATAAAGACGTAGCCAGGATCTGACTGGGCAATGTTTTGCATGTAACCGTAAGCGTTCGTGTCGTCCTCGACAACCTGTGTTCCCATGAGAACCCCGCCAGTGTCAATGTCTCGCAACGCAGAAGGCCAAGCAATTTCCGGTTTGTCCAACACGGCGTTGATGCGGGCACCAGCAAGCTGCTCGGTCGGGGTGAACCCGTCCAACACCTGAGTGTTCAGAATGTATGAGGCGTCAAACGCTTTCGCCGACGCCAAAGAATCACCGTCAGGGGTGTAACCCAAGTCCCAGTCCTCAATGAAACCAGTGAAAACAATGATGTCGTTGAAGTAGATGCGGATTTCTCGCCTGGGGATGATCTGACCGAAATATGGGGAGTCGACGTACAGCGGGTCAAAAGTTCTCGTGTGGTTGTTGAAATCAACCTGTGCTTGAGCTACCGGGAACGTCGAGAACGCTTGAGTACGACCACGGCTAATGTCAATGTTGCGAACAAAGCTTGTGAGGTCATAGAAGATAGTCCCGCCAAGCCGGTACTCCGTGTTGTCCAGTCGACCCTGCACAGCGTCGTCAAGTTTGAACAGCGGTGCAATCGGATTGTCCGAAAGGTCAAACCCTACTTCGACTTTTGGTGTTGGGGCGGTCATTGCAGGTCTCGCCTGTTTTGCGCGCGATTCAAGTCGAAACTACTGTTGGTGTTGGTGAACCTGCGTAAAGAGTTGGCGACAGCGTCCGGTTGTGAAGAAGTGTAAATGTTTATTTTGGTTTCAGTGTAAGGCACGGCCGGTCGCCCGCTAAGTGCGCTTAGGAACTGTTGTTCCGGAGTTACCACTTGTTCCCGGACCGAATCAAAAAAGGCTGAACGCGTCACCATAGGCGGAGCGCCGTCACCGCCCTCTACTGCCCTCGGGCTTAGCGAGGTAATCGGGCTTGTGCCAGAAGTGCCGCCACCGGCACCGCCAGCGCCACCAGAACCACCGCCGGAAGGCGCGTAGTCAAACCCTGGCGCTTTAGGCATACGAGCCAAAGCCGCCTCAGCCGCAGCAATAGCACGCTCAATACCCGCAATCAGCACCTCTTCAAACGTAGTCGTAAACGAATCCGCCAAAGAGTTAGCCATCGACTCAAGCTCGCCAAGTTGCGAATCCAAGCCCTCCACAATGCCATTGACAAAGTTCTCACCCTGCCCATACATGACCTGTGCCGTGTTCTCGCCAAGCTCAGCGCCCAAAGCGTCCAGCTCGCCAAACAAAGAGTTGATTTCGTTGACAGTCTCAGCACCGCCATCAACAAGCGCCTGAGCAGTCTCCCCACCAGCCTCCACGCCAGCCTGCACAAGCTGGTTGAACAGTTGCGGGTCAAGACCCAAAGCCTTCAAAGCCTTGATGTTCTCCACAAACTCTCGTGTACGCTCCACAACACTGCGGTAGCCGTCAACAAGCAGATCTGCCTTGCTGCGAGCCTGCTCGATCGGGTCTGCAAAGTTAGTAATAAGAGCGGTAGAGAACTCTTTGAGGCTCTGCCCCGAGATGACAACACGCTTAGCGAACTGAACCGCGTCTACGCCCTCAGCCGTGTCCTGCACGTTGCCAAGGATTTGCGTAATTTTGGCGGATTCCTGGACAGACTTTTGAACCGAATTGATGAGCGCAGAAGCAGCGTCACGGCGAGCAAGCAACTGATCGCGTTGCCTCTCAATGTCTTGCAAGACCGCCAACTCTGTGCGCGAGTAGTTCAGAAGGTTCTGGTAAGACTCGTCAAGCAAGTAACCGTTGTCGAAAGCGTCCTTTAGCTTCTCCTCAATAGACGAGAGCCGGTCAACGGCTGCACGCTCAAAAGTTCCAAGCTCAGAAGCAATCGAAGGCAGGATTTCAAACTCGCGGACAAACTCGCCAAAGGCGCGCATAGACTCTTGCGCTGCTTCTTTGAAGTCAGTGAAAGCGTCAAACTCTGCCTGCCAAGCATCCATAGCTTCGTCAAAGCCTGAAGCGGTCTGCAAGAACATTGCCTGCACTTCTTGAACCGAAGCCATACCATTGCGGGTGACTTCCTCAAAAACCTTGTACCATTCGTCGCCAGAGCCAAGGATTCTCTCGATGAGACCCTCAGAAGCGCCAAGTGTTTCCAGTTGGAGCTCGGCAGACAGTTTTGCTGCGTCGTCAGCGAGCCCGCCGAAGAAGTCCCCCACCGCGTCACTTGCTTTTGCGGCTGAAGCGCCAACATCATCTAGGCTTTGGCCCATGTCCTCAAGGACCGCATAAGCGCCAGGCGCCTCGTCAGCAAGGTTTAGAGTTGATTCAGTGGCCTCATCAAGGTAGTCGCTAACGGTACCCAGACCCTCTTCGGCTTTTTTGCCAGTCGTCATAAACGCGGCAGCTACAGAACCGAGAAGGACCGCGATCAGGCCAATACCAGTCGTAGCCAGGCGGATTCGCATAATCGCAAGCTGTTTATTAGTGTACGCAGCTGCCCCCGCGGTAGCCGCAATCGCCCCGGTCAGCAAATCAAACGCGGTTTTCAAACCCGCCGTGATAGCAAAGGCAACTTGAAGACCAATAAAGCCAATAGCAAGGTTTTTGACCAGAGTGATGTTGTTGAAGACAACAGTGGCAACAGCGCCAAACACCTTGACCAAACCAAGCAAGACCTCTAAGGCGCCCAAAACGGTCTTAGCGAACTGCTCTTTATTAGCAGTCAACGACTCCACAACGGGGATCAAAGCCTTGAACGTTGCCAGCAAGACAGGTGCGAGCTCCACAACCAAAGGTCTCAGCGCTAGAGCAAGCTCAGCGAACGCAGGCGTAAGCGCGTAACCGATGAAGGACTGAAGGTTAGTAAACTCAGCCCGCAAGGTTTGTTGCGCTGCGAACAAAGTGCCAGCCTGCTTCGCATACTGCCCAAGGGCGTCATCGGCACGCTCGAACAGTAACTCGACACGGATTTGCTGTTCAGCCAACCGGCGAGAAGCGCCCGTCAACTTATCTAGCTCCCTAGCAGCCAACTCAGCGTTGATCTCCGACTGCTTCATGGCGACACCGAACTTCTCGATCGGGTCATACTCACCACGGAACAGGGCTGTCATACCCAGCAACGCCTCTTGGACGTCATAACCATAAGTGATAGCCAAGTCAGTACCCAAACCAACCAGGCGCTCTGTCAGATCAGCGGTCTCAGCAATAGAGAAACCAGACTGTTTCAAAACCGAACCAATAAACGTAGAAGCCTTAGCCGCCTGATTCATGGACAGACCCATGTCAGAAGCGTTCTTCGCAAAGTCCACCATTTGAGACGTCGTGCCCTCAAACACGGTCTGCAAACCGTTCAAGTTCCTCGTCAGGTCACGAGACTGCTCGACCGAATCACCAATGAATCGTGCGCCAGCCTGACCAACTTTCAAAGCGGCAAAAGACGCACCAAGCTTCAGCGCATTACGGTTTAGCTTCTCAAACTGCCCACCAAGCTTCTTGAAGTCCTTAGTGGCTTCCTCAATTCCCTTGCCCTTTAGCTTAGAGACAAGGGTTAGAAAAACGCTTTTACCGGCCATTTATATTCCGTTCAATAGTGTCCATGGCTTCGCCTACGGCGTCCAAAAACTTTTGCCTCGCCTCGTCGCCTTTGCTTTCAGCGCCAGGGTAAATGTAACGAGACGGCGTTGTGCCAAACGCGGCGATCAAAGCTTTGCCCTGACCGTTGACTTTGTGCTTACGCGTTGTCTTCACGCCCCTGATGTGATACTCGTAAGGCTGAGTAGTTTGGCCGTCGATGCTAGAGCCGCCTTTACCTGCCATGTCAGCAATGACTGTAGCCGGAGAAACAACTCGCAAAGAGATGATGCCCAACGCTTTAGTAAGGCTTGCTTTGGGGGCGCGGAACTTGACCAAAACAGTTCGCGCGTTACGCGTAGTGTTCCACGTCTTACCAGTCAGGGATCGCACTCTCCTCATCCCGCTCGGAACGCCGGAAGCCGACGAAGGGATGCTCGACCGAATACCGTCACGAACAGGCTCAGCAATGCTCTTGAAGTTCTTTTTGAAGCCCCGCGACAGTGCAGGCTCAATTTTGTTCAACTCGCGGATTATCATTCTGTAATCAGTTACAGCCAACTGCGACTCATACTCGTAAGCCATTTCACACCGCCAATCTCTCTACTATTCTACCTAATAAGAAAACCGCCCCACAGTGGGGGCGGTCTCCTTATCTTGGCAGATTCTTTGCTACCAACCACCTGTGCATGGTCCATAGCATTCTAGGATCAAGTTCCAGCAACTCTCTAGGACTGATACCCGTTTCGACGGCTAGACCGGCTATAAACCAGTGGGCTGAGCTCTCGCCTAGCCCTTGGATTTTGGGTCTTCGTCTGACTCACCTACCGTTTCAACCTTCTCCAGCCACTTCTCGTAGCTTTCCTTGGTCGAACCAGTGCGCTTCTCAGAGTGCCAAGCCAGGTACAACAACCATCCAACGCGGGGGTCATCCCCAAGCTTCGCAACCGAAACGTCGTACTCTCTTTCGAAAGCAACCAGATCCGCAGCGTTGCACTTTACGTCTTTAGCTGTACCGTCCTCGAACTGAATGTGTAGGTTGATTTTCATTTATGTTGCTCCTAGTTAGGATGTTGCTTTGGTGATTGCTCCCGAGGTGGGGAAGGACACGCTGAACGTGGCCAAGTCGCCCACTGCACCAGCCACGGGGGTGAAGCTGTTGATCAAGACAGAACCCGAGAAGCTCGGTGTCTCGGCGCCCACAGTGGCTCCTCCGGCAATGACCTCGAAGGTAACTACCTGTCCCACGAGGGGCTCAAGTGTGTCGGAAACTTTGCCTGAAGCATAGTCAGCGTGGAAGTCGAGGTTCAAAACCCCACTCTTTAGCCCACCCTGAAGCTCTACGAAGCCACCGCTTGAAAAGTCCGTCGTCTCCACGTCGGCAGAACTGATGACCAATTCGGCTCTAGCGCAGTCAGCGGACAGGTCCACAGAGTTGATTGTGACGCTCTGTGATGTCACGACATATTTTGCCAATTTATTTCTCCTTATACATATACTGCTACAGAAAACTCTATAGCGCTATATTCTGTGTTGTTCAGTTCCAGAGAGCCGACGCTGGTTAGGCTTTGAACTCTACAGTCCATCGCGTTGCCATTTAGACTCCTATCCGATTCTACCGCAATCTTGATACTGCGAGCACCATCCTGCGAAGCATAAGCGTTCAGAGATCTCTGCGAAACCCTGTCAGACTGCCTTGACACAATAACAATGATTTTGAACATCAAAGTAGTCAAACCCTGTTGCATTGCGCCGTCGTAATCAATACCCTCAAGCTCGACAATCGCCACTGGCGGATTCGGGTTATCGGGCACCTCTGAGTCAGTCCTCAACCCAGAAATAGTCGCAAGGTTAGTCGCAATCGCTTGCCGGAGAGCTGTAATGTCCGTCATTACGCCATCCGCACCTTGCAGAACGGTTCAATGAGCGTTGCAATGTCCGGGTCGATCCTCGACAACCGAACTACGCCCATAGCGTCAAAACCAGCCACCCCCATCGGGCTGTCCGCACGCTTGTAGTACCTAGACGCCTGAAGAATGCACGCCTGAGTAATCGCTGTCGGGATTTCGTCCCAACCGAAAGTTCCCACAATCTGCACAGTAGCTTCCCCGCCGGAAAGGGGGAACAGGTAGTCGCCCACAGCCCTAATGCTTGTGATAGGCGAAACAATGCCACCAGAGATGCCGTTCAAAGGCTCTGTTTGGAAATCTGAGGCGGTCCAGGTCTCATCGAAAACACCGTCAGCCGCGGTAGAAGTCTTCAAAGTAGTGATTGTGTAAATGTCGTCTGTTTCAACAACATACGAGTCTCTTGGGGTGTAAATGCGCGTCGCGCTCACCTGAGTGAAAATGCGTTCCGTGAACTGCTCGATTTGACGTGAAGCTGACTCAATGCAGAGCTCCAACATTACGTCGTCAACCGAATCGGTCAAATCCAAGTTAGTTTTGACCTGATCGAGCGTAGCTAAACCATTAGTAATTGCCATGTAAAAAACCTCCGCATCCAGTCTATCGCGTCTGGGCACAAAAAGAAGAAGGGCCGGAGCAACCTACGACTCCGACCCTCCCGTCTTTTACTTCGTTATTAGCTTGCGCCTCCAACGAAGTGGCGGATGTGACCGGCGTGGGTCAGGTCTCCGTCAACACGCATCGTGAACCGGTAGGTCACGGTGTCGGTGTTGAATGCGTAGTCCGAAGACGAAGCAACCTGGAGTCCACCAGCCGTACGCACCTTGTACGAAGGCATGTGACCGAAGAGGACCGACTTGGCATCGATGCCAGGGGCTGCGATGTTCGGGTTCTCCACGACGTCAAAACCAGCGAACTGGTCGGGCTGTCCAACGCCAACCTGGAACAAGTAGTTCCCAGCTGAGTCTTTCAGTTTCCGCATTGCGCCGATAGCGGCACCGGAAGCCATGTAAGCGGTTCCGGGCAGACGGCGAACCAGTCCATCAACACCGGTGTAAGCCAGGTCGATGAGTTCGTCAGCGGTGAAGGCACCAGCAACGCCGGTTCCACCAACAACACCCTCGGACGATGCGGTCACGATGCCGTTAGGCTTCGAAGATCCGTCACCCGTGGTGAGAGCGGTGTTCACAGCGGTACCGATTCCGTTACCAGCCTGCTGTGCGAGGTGCGACTCAATGTTGAATCCAGCATCGCTTACCAGTTCAGCGGCAACGGGGATGAGCAGACCGTACTTGTATGCACCAAGGGTGATGCTGGAGTAGGTGGGCTCAGACTCGTCGATGGCTGCGCCAGCACCCTTGAGGGTAGCTGCGCTGTAAGCCGTGAGAGTCGGGTAGGTCAGATCTTCACCAGAGGTGGTGTTGATGACGTCCGGGACCTCAAGCATGGGGCCAACGAGACGTGCAACATCCATGACCTCAGCGAAGAAGGACTTGGGGACAGTGTTAGCGGAAGGAACAAGCGTTGCGCGCTGTTCGAACTCGTGTCCGCGAATCTCGCCACTTGCGATGCCGCGGAGGATGTCTCCAGCGGAGCGCTCTTCGTGAGCCTCGGCGGGAACAAAACCGCGAGCAGCTTCGTGAGCTTCGTTCTTACGCTCTTCCTGGCGCTGTGCAACAGCGATAGCGTCATCCGCGGAACGGATTTCAGCTTCAATAGCGTTTACCTTGTTCAGTGTCTCTGCGTCAAGTCCACCGCGCTCCTCAGCCGAGTCCAGGGTTTCCTGAATCTGAGCCGTGAGGTTGGCACGAAGTTCTTGCTGAGACTTTACAAACTCAGACAATTTATCTCCTAATAATGGGTTATATTTACCAGTCGCGCTAACGCAGACTCTTACGCAGACGTGCTGACACTGCCTACCCTTTTATTCTACCTAATACTTTGTCAACAAGAAGAAAAGACCCCCCAGTTGAAGGGGGGTACTGGGGGGGAAACCCTCTCAGCGCGTCTCTGCGGCTGACAGAACTCGGGTTTCTTTGATCGGTTCCATGTCTTCGCGCTGAACTTCCGGCACTCCGACAGGGTGGTCCAACTGAACAATAGCGTCTACTAAAGATGGTACAGCATAGCCCAAGGAGTCCTTGACGGTGCGTGCAATAGCTTCTCTAGTAGCCATGACTAAATGTTCTTCAGTAGTTGCTCTAGTTTCTTCTTCTTCAAAGCCAGCATGTCGGGGCTGACCGAATCTTCGGCAGAAGTCTCTTCGCTTTCCTCTTCGACAACTTCGGTCTTCGGGGACAGCTCTTCGACTACCTTGCCAATTATGTCAACTTCCTCGTCGGTCAAATCAGCACCAGACTCAATTTTCAACATTGCGTCGGCAAGAGCGTCGCTGTCAACAAGAGCGCGCTCTGCGATGGTGTCAAGCCCGCGAACCATGGTCGTGCCAGTAGTGGCTTCGTATGCAGGAGCGCCCACTATTGAAACCTCGAAAAGTCTTACCGACTTCAACACGCGCTCGTTAGCGGAGACCCATTCGTCGCCACCCTTCGGGACAGAAAAACCAAAGCTCATGCTTTGGACATCGGCCCTTTTGAGGAGGTAGGCTGTGTCGCGCCCGAGCTGAGTGTCAGGCAAATCAGCGGTTACGCGAAGACCGTAAGAATCTTCTTCCAACCGAAGAGTACCTGCGCGGGTAGAGCCAAGGATAGAACCTGACTCGTGATTCCAAAGCATTTTGATTTCATTGCGGGCCGCCAGCGAACGCTTGAAGGCGCCTCGCTGGATACGCTCAGTAAACGGCAGGGGTTGGCTCGGTGAATCAAACACCGCAGCGTAACCCGTAAAGGTCATGCCGTTTCCATCTTCGGCTTCGCGTACCTCAAACTCGGTGTTGTTAGTCCGCGTCTCAATTTTTGCCATGTCTTTAGCCTCCACGCTGATAAGCGTTCTGTTCTCTTCTTCTAGTTTAGCGACAACTCTTTCCGCAAAAGCCATTGCGCGTTGTGCGGCACGCTTCGACGGTCCAGAACCCCACAACAGGTGAGCCACCACCCCTGGGGAGGGGTATTTTTCGTTATCTGGGTTCGCTGCGGGGGCGTCAAGGTCTGGCATGTGCCGTGCGATCCAAGCGGCGATTCTGACCCACTTGCCTTTAGAGACGTTGCCGGACGCCATGGCTCGCGCTTCCCGAACTGTGGCTTCTGTGAGTCCGTCGCCAGCAAAACCCTCTTTGTAATACTTCAAGCCCTGCCGGGCCGCGGCGCGCATGAAAGCAGGAGGCGTCAAGTTCACGTCACGGCTTTCCATCTCATTTTGCTCTAAGAACCGCGTGCTCTTCGGGTGGTCCTTGGGCAACAAATCATAGTCAGTGATGTATTTGCTGTTTTCTGGTTTGCCGTTTCGCAACAGATATAAGTAAGCGTTCACCCGAGCCATCGCCCAAGCCGCCCTGGATACACCGGGTCGATGCGAAGTCGAGTAAGCGCCCGAGCCTCTTCGGTACACCGCAGCGAGTTGCCCATAAGTTGTCCGGGTCCAATCAGCTTTGCCACTCTCTGACATTTTCTCGTTGTGTTCTTTGACTTTGTTCCGAAGAGCCGTCTTGGTCGAATCAGAAAGTTTCACATCTCCGCCAGCGCCTTTAGCGGAACCCTTGGGGTTTTTGTCAGAACCGGTAATCTGATCTTCTTTGGGGGCGGGCTCAGATTCCACTCGGTTTTCCTCTTGAGGTTCCCAGGCATTGCAATACTGGCCGCCTTCAACATATTCGTCCCAACGCTCACAGAAAGCGCGACCCTCGGCGTCCAAGTTCTCCTCGTTGAAGAAGATGCAGTTTCCGCAGGCGCGACCTTCTGGAACGTCGTCGCTCGTGGCGGGACGATAGTTGTCAGGGAGCTCTCTGGCTTCAGTCATTGTTTTGAATATCTAGGATGCCCACCTCAAGCCCGTCCGGATCAGACATGCCGTACAGGACGTCGCCAGGGCGTAGGGTCAACTGAATAGTTTGGCCTGGGTCAATGTGGATACTGTTAGCCAAGGTCATGTCGGCAGGACCAATGTGGACATACTGGTTAGAGCTTTTGCTCATGTTGTGGATTGTTACCTCGTGAGGCATGTTGTCCCCGCCCACAATCGCTGCTGCCGTCGTGTTAGACAGTGTGATTGCGCTTGTGATAATCGGCATTATTCCACCTCGTATTCGCTAGACGGATCTTCGGGGTCAATTTGACTAATTGGCTGCAACTGAACCGAAGGTAGACCGGTGTGCCCCATGGCGGGCAGTCCAAGGCGGTCAAGAACCTCTGCCGGATCGAAACCAACCTGGATAAGCCTCTGAGCCATGTCCACGCGCTCTGTCTGCTCTTTCAAGTTAGCTGCGGACACGTTCACGTTCGCCAAAGGCACTCTGACGGTCGATGCCGAGTCATCTTGGATGTCGGGTAGGTCTTCCAAACGTCGAACGTCGTTGATGGTCATAAAACCAGACAACAAAGCGGTGCTGTAAGCCGTGTAGCGACTTTGAATGTCTGCGCGGAGCAAACCGTCAAGCCGGAACCGAATAAAGGCCGTCTCGCCACCCGTGTAGCGTGCCATGAGAGGCGACAGGGCGCCCTCTAGCTTCTGAACAATGGGTCGGAGGCAGTGAGTTACCCAAGCAAGATTATTTTGCTCCACAGAGGCGTATGAGTTTGTTCCGGGAAGACCCAAAAGGTGTGGTGGCACATTGAAGGCACGAGCGACATCTTCAATAGCCATACGGCGGGAGTCCAAGAACTGTGCTTGATCGTTTTGAACCGAAGTGGGCTTGTAAGTTGCGCCAGCCGACAAGATTCCGGTCTTGTGGGAGCGTCTCCAGCCTCGGTGACGGGCATCAAAGCCTTCCTGAAGCTGTTTTGCTTGCTCTGCGGTCAATTTGCCGGGATATTCGATGATTCCCTGCGTTGAAGCCCCTTGCGAGAAGAACTTAGAGGCAAACTTTTCCAAACTAAGAGCTAAACCGAAGTTTTCCTTGAGCGCGTTGACTCTAGAGACGCCTCGCATGTTCCCTGGGCGCACAACGTCCGCAATATGGATGCACTCCTCGGAAGAGAGCAGTTTTTTCTCGCCCTCGACCTCAAACATGACGCGACCGACGCCGTTGCGCTTGATTTGCACATCTTGAGGGTTCAAAACCACCAGGTTTGCGATTTCCCCGGTGCGGGTTGTGTAAACGCGGATAAAAGCGTTGCCGTCAAGCAACATGGAGACAATAACCGAACCGTAGAACGCCTCTTTGGTCATATCTACATCTGGTTTTTGCACCCAAGCTGGACGCGGGCGGAAAGAAGTCCGCTGACCGTCACGGCGAATGTAAGAATCCACCGGGAGGGTAGAAATCGTGTCGCTGATAAGGCTGACAGCCGAGAAAATTGCGTTTACCTGAAAAGCGGTCTCGTTATTGATAACGGTTCCCGCTGTGGTCTCCACGTCGGCGATGTCGCCGGAGCCCCAAATCGTTTGGAACGATACGGCACGTTCCTCGCCGAACAAACCACCAAGCATTATCTACGCTCCAGACTGAGACCGAATAAAAGGGCGAAAGCTCCCGCTGCGATGATCCCGGCGGGTGGGAAAATAATAAAAGCACCGGCAGAGACTAGAAGCGCCCCGCCTATCTGTAACAAGTTTACTAACATAATGTCCTTAGAAGAAAAACTCTGGAACTCCATCATCTATTCTACCGGTCGTCGCTCTGTCATATGCGATAATGAACGCAATCGCCGCGTCGATCTTTTTTCTTGAGTTTGACGACTCTTTTGTGACCCTCTGGCCGCGGTGGTCCATCTTGATAACACAGTTGTTGATGTGACGCGACAAAATCGGGTTCCCATCGTGCATAAACTGTTTCTCCGTGACAGCCTCAAACACTTTCTGCGTAGCCGGAATCATCAAGTTCAGCAAGTTGGTTTTGTATTCCACGATTGGCAAATCCATCTCGTCAAGCTCTTGCATCATCGACGCCCAACGAAACGGGTCACACGCGATCTCCCTGCACTTCGGGAACTCCTGCACATAACGAATAATTGTTTGCTTCACATCGTCAATAGAGACACGCCAAGAATCGTCATCTCTGTCAAAGTCTTTCTCCCACACCTTGATTAGCTTCACCTTCGGGGGCGAGTCATCCGTTGGCAGCGTGACAGCACAAATCGCTGTCGAGTCGTTTGCGTAAGAACCATCAAAGCCAAGCACATAGTCTTCGTCCGGCGAAATCTCCACATCGCCATTGAGCTCATCCCACAAGCCCGTAGGCAACCAAGCCTGCTGCGAAGAAACCCACTGGTTGCACCGCTTCGTCCTAAACTCCGCCTCCGGTGTCCTCTTCACCGCCGATTCGAAGTCAGACTTAGCCACAATGTCATCAAATCCAGGGTTCGCGGCCTCCCAAGTGCTCTCAAGGTGATGGTCAGCCTCAGCCGGAGCCTCCCACCAAGCCATAAAGAAAGTGTCGTCCTCTACCTCTTTCTTGGCAATTTTTTTTCCATAGTTGTAAAGCGTGTAAGCGATCGAGTCCTTACCGGTCTGCGATTCTGTTTTTACCCCCGCCGTCGTAATCGCTATCAGAGTTGCCTGCTTGCCACGCGCACCCTGAGCAAGCGACATCACATCAAAAAGCTTCCGGTTGGGCTGGGCGTGCAACTCGTCAAACAAAACGAGCGTCGGCGACAACCCCTCATGCCTAGGGGCGTCCGCAGACAAAACGCGGTACACGTTATTCGTTGCAGGCACCATAATGCTGTCGCGGTAAATCTTGACATGCTCTGCAAGCTCAGAGTTCTGAATCATGCGCTTCGTATCCTCGAACACAATGCGAGCCTGGTTGCGGTCAGCTGCGACCGAATAAATCTCCGCGCCCTGCGTCTTCAGATCCACCAAAGCAAAAGCGCAAATAAGAGAACCCAACGCCGACTTGCCTTGTTTGCGGGGAAGACCCAACAGGGAGATACGGTGGCGGAGCCCGCCGTCCTCGTCACGGGCAAAAACCTGACCGAGCAACTCCTTCTGCCAATCACGCAACACCATCTTGCTACCAGACGGTCCAGCAATACTGTCCTTCGTGATTGTTGCAAAAGCATCAGCGAAGCGACACACAAAATCACCATCGCCACGCTCAACCGACTCCGCAGGAACCGGCGTCAACCAACGCGGCTCAGTCAACTTCGTTACCCCAGACAGACCAGCCAGGATAAGGACGCCTCGCAAAAAGCTCAATCTTTTGTAGATTTGGATATAAACGATTTATTCTTTCGTGTACGTCTTCTGGCTTCCGCGAGTGTTCTTGCCTTGGAGCCAAAACTGTCTGAGCAACACCTTCATCCGATAACGGCAACGGGCGGCCTTTGGCTTTAGTAGAGCCAACTATTACAAACTCCGACGTAGGCTTCACTACGGATGGTCGCACACCTTGAGCGCCGATTGGAGTAACGCCATCTTTTTTAGTCTTTACCCAAACAAAAGCAACACCCCTGTAATGCAAGCCCCAATGACGAAGCAAATCAATTCCAAAATCAAGACGAGGGGACGTTACCCACATAAAAAACACGCCATTGGGTTTTAAAAACTTCCAAATGTCAAAATCCATCAAATCCTCATCAGACATTAGGTCATAAAACTTGGCAGCAGCAGCCCACTTGTCTTGTTGTCCGTAGTAAGACCAAGGCGGGTCTGCTAACACAACGTCATATGTCATCTTTCCCTTTCTGACATCAAAGTCTCAAAAGCCGACTTAGCCTTTATCTCCGCAAGACCCAAACGAGACCGCGCGTCAACAGTAAACCCAAGCAAACCAAGATTCGACATGATCGCCTTCTCCAGTTCAAGCAACTGACGCAACAAGTGAAAATCATCCGGCGCAGACTCAACTTGTTCCTCCAACATCACCTGACGGTCCAACTGCTTACACACCATCAACAAAGCTTCAACATCCGTCTGCCGAGAAACCCAAGTCTTCCCGTGAGCAAACACACGATCCCACAACAACTGACCCGCAGCGCCAAGCGGACGGTGAGGCTCAACGTAACCGCCCTCCAGCTCAAACGTCTCAGACAAGGCAGGCAACTTGCGTTGACCGGGATTCCCTAAAAGTCTCTTCTGCTCCAAAGGCACCGCTGGGTTAGGCATTTTTCTACCATAGCATTTTTGTTTGAAGTGCAGGAAAGTACGTCAGCG